TGGTGCCCACGATGAGGTCGCCCTCCGTGGTCATCGGGTTGCTCATTCCCGCCGTGTCCGTGCCCCACGCGGGAGCCCCGGAAACGACCTTGAGCACCTGCCCCTCGGTGCCGACGGGGAGCGCCTGCGCCGTGCCGCCCGTGCCGCCGACGATCAGGTCGCCAGCGTTCTCCATCGGGTTGTCCATCCCCTCGGCGTTGGTCGCCTTGACGTTATTCCACTCGCCCACCGTCGCCCCGAAGGCGTTCTTGGCGACGAGCTTGTAGGAGAGGGAGGAGTCGAGGAGGAAGTCGGCGCACCCGTTCGAGTCAATCGAGACCCACGAGCCGAGCTCCACGCCGTCCTCGTTGAAGAGCGGCGCGGGGATGCTCGTGCCGGCGCGGTAGGCGTAGAGCTTGCCGCCAGCGACGCTCTTGCCGTCGAAGAGCGGGAGGAGCCCGGAGAAGTTGGGAGCGTAGTAGTTGGCCATAGCTACCTCGAATAGTTGTAGAAGCAGGAGACGCGGTCGCCGCTCGCGAAGTTGGTGCCGTCAGCCGTCTCGACCTTGAAGCTGGATCCGTCGAGGGGATAAGCCTTGACCGCCTTGCCGAGCTGGGTCGTCGCGACGAGGGCGCAGTCGGTGCTCCCGATGAAGAGCACGACGGGATAGTTCGACGGGGTCGCGGTGATGTTGTTCGACGAGCCGGAGGTCGTGCCGGAGAGAATAGCCCCCTCGGTCTGCGGCCAGTATGCGTCGGCGGGAGTGCGGACGTGCTCGGCGGGGAAATTCCCGGCGACGCGGACGTGCCCCGTCCAGCTGGTCACGCCGGATGCGTCCAGAGCCGAGCTTGCCCCGGTGTAGGTGTTGCCCGTCGCGACGAAGCCCGAGATGCCGCCGACGAGGACGATCGGCGCGTCGGTCTCGCAGTCCACGAAGGAGAACGCGCGCGCCTCCAGCGGGTTGGACGTGCCGAAGGTGACGGAGGAGCCGATCGAGAGCGCGCACCGCAGGAAGTTCGCCGAGCTCGTCCACGCCGTCGAGTCCTCGATGACCACGGAGCCGTCTTTGAACGTCGCGCCGGAGAGCGGCGCGGAGAGGGTCGCCGTCCTCCCCTCGAGGTCGACGACGTTGCCGTTCGCGACGGAGATGAGGCGGCAGGCGTCCGCGTCGAGCGTCGTGAAGTGGCGCGCCTTGATCGGCTTCGTCGAGTCGGCGCAGGTCATGCCGCCGCCCGTGTAGAGCGAGAGGGTGCCGAAGACCGCACTCTCGGAAACGACCCCGCCGATAGTGACGGAGGACTCGGTAGAGGTCGTGGTCACAGAAACGAGCCCGCCGTTCGGAACGCCGTGCAGAACGACGCCCGAGTAGTCGGGGGCGGGATAGACGGTCGAGACGCTCCAGTCCGCATCCACGAGGAGGGTGATGTTCCCGGAGGAGTTTCGCGCCATGCGGAAGGCGGAGGCGTTCGCGGCGGCGATGTTCGCCGAGCCGTATTGGAGATCGCACCAGCCGCCGACGGAGACGATTTCGCCGATGTTTGGCGTCTCCCCTACCTGCGGGCATAGGTAGGCCTCTTCCATAGCGACCTCGATGCGCTCCACGTCCTGCGCGAGGCAGATGCTGGAGTCGAGGACGAGGGTCGCTTCCCCCGCCCAGTTCACGAGCGAATAGCCCCCGGTGCCCGTCTCGCCCCAGCCGTCGTTCCAGATGGTGTGCACTTTCCCGTCGCCCGTGTAGCTCGAAAAGTCGAGCTTGGCCTTCCCGGAGCTGGATGCGTTGCGCGCGGAGCCCGTCAGCCGGATTTCGTAGCGTTTCCCGATGGAAAGGACGAACGAGTCCCCCGCGTCCTCGACGAGGAACGACACCCCGTCCTCGATCTTGACCCCGTCGACCGAGAGGGAGGCCGACGAGACCTTGTAGATGCCGGGAAGGAACAAGAGGTCGACGTCTGCGCCGTTGGCGTAGGCCGTGGCGGAGATGAGCGACGGAACCGCGTCCTCGTTCGAGCCGGGAACGGCACCGAACGTCCGCACGTCCACGTCTCCCTCGGGCGTCCACTCCCAATATCTCCCCCCGCCCAGCGCTGGGAAAATCGTCCCGCCGTTGCCGGTGGCCGTGCCGTCGCGGAGCGTGAAGAGCCGCGTCGGGCAGTCCCCAGAGGCGTAGTAGCCCGAGACGGCGACGACCGCCCCTTCCTCGAGCCCGGAGGCGTCGAGGGCTTGGAGTGCGGCGACCGAGCCGATGCCTGGAAGAGCCGTGGAGCCGTTGGAGCCGCGCACCTGCCAGCTCCGCACCAGCCTCCAGTCGCTCCCAGGGAAGTCGTCGGGGTCGTAGATCGCGCCGGGGACGTTCGGCGCGTAGAGCTTCAGCTCGGAGACGCCGGTTCCGAGGTAGGCGGGGGTGGAGAGGTAGCCGTCCGATCCGATGCCCGCCGGGTTGGCGAGCTGCGTGCCGTCGGCGGCGTAGAGCGCCTTGAGGACGCTGGAGCCGGGGATGTAGCAGGCGAGCAGGCCGCCCGCCACGGGCGCGCCGTTCTCGTCCGTAAAGCACCCACCGCACGTCGTGAGGTCGTTCAGCTGCATCTCTCCCCTCCCGGTTTACTTGATGCCCAGCGCTTCGTCTTCGGTCTGCGCGGGGGCTTCGGGCGCGCCTTCCTCGTCGTCGAGGGCGGGCTCCCCTGCTTCGACCCACGCCTGCACCTCCGCAAGGTAGGCCTGCGCGTCTTCGCCGTTCAGCTTCGCCATAGCGGCCTCGGAGGCTTCCTCTTCGGTCATGTAGGGCTGGAGCGCCTGCTCGTAGCGGACGCAGGCCGCGAGCATCTCCTCGCGGGTGAGTTCGCCCTCGGCGGGCTTGGCGGTTTCGGCTTCCTCGGCCTCGGGGGCCGCTGCGGTGGAGGTTTCGTTCTCGGCGATGCCGAGGGCTTCTTCTTCGGTCATTTCTGGCTCCTTCTTTGGTTGTTGATGTTCGCCACGAAGGCGTCGATCTGGTCGAACGCCCGCTGGGTGGGGCCCGTCTCGCCGATCTGCGAGAGGTGCGGAAGCTCGCGCCCGGCGGTGGAGAGGACGTTGCGGAAGAGGTCGCCCTTCTCGCCACCGGGAACTTCTTCCAGACCGAGGGCGCGCCGGGAGACCTGTTGATCGGCGGTTCTCGGAACGAGGGAGGTGCCGAACTGATAGAGCTTGGTCACGGCCCGGTCGTGGATGGGCTGGCGCTGGAAGAAGCCGAAGAGGTCACCGACCGTCATGCGGTTGGCGTTGTCCACGGTCGGCTGCTTGTTCCAAAGGCCCTCGAAGATGGCGTGCCGGAGGCTCTCCTGGCTCGCGGTCTCCCCGAGCTCGCCCTGCGACTGCTTCTGGTCGATCTTGTTTTTGGCGATGCGGAAATTCCGCGAGGCGGTCTGTGTGTCGGTGAGGAGTCCGTCGTCGGCGCTTGCGCCCTTCATCTGGCGCTTCGTGATGCCCGTGACCATGCCGCGCATCTTCACGGCGGGGATGAAGCGCCCGGAGCCGTTGGGGTTCCCGAACTGGTCGCGGTTCCATTCCTTGAGGCGCGCCGACTTCTCGAAGTCGTCCATGATCTCTTCGAGCTTCTTCGTCGAGCCCTCGAAGCCCGTGTTGGAGAGGTCGTTCGTGTAGCGGATTTCGTTCTCGATTTCGGTCTTCGCGGCCTTCGCCACGTTTTCGACGGAGAGGATCCCGAGATCGAGCTCTTCGGCCAGCTTGGCGGCGCGGTCGAGGTTGGAGCGCAGGAAGTCCACTTCGGCCTGCATCTTGTCGAGGCGGGAGGCGAGGGCTTCGCGCTCGGGGCCGGGCTCCATGCTGGAGAGCATCGCGGCCCTCTCGTCAATTTGGCGCTGGGCCTTCTGGATGTAGGCCTCGCGGCGGTTCATCTCGCGGGCGAGTGCGACCTGCGTCGTCCCCCCTTCGCGGACGACGAGCTCCGAGGGGCGGATGGCGACCTTCTCGAGGGAGTTGCGGAACTCGGTCTTCTGCGGGTTCGCGGGGTCGGCCTTCGTTTCGACGGGGAGGCCTTCCTTTCTCGGGGAGAGGCTCCTTCCCTTCGCTCCCTGCCCGACCTGCGGACGGAGGGCGAGGGCGTCCTCGAGGCGTGCGTTCTGACCGGCGGCGGCTTGCTCGTATTTCTCGCCCGTGCGAGCGGCCCAGCCGCTATCCTCCCCTGCCACGGCTTCGGCGGCGATGGGTTTGCGCCCCAGCTCTCCGCTCTCGAGGAGGAGGAGTTCGTTTTCCTTCGGCAGGCGTTCCCCGCCGAACTCGCGGCGCAGGAGGTCGCCCTTCTTCTGGTCGGAGGTGTTGATGTTGTATTTCTTGCGGGTGAGGTATTGCGCGCCCTTCTGCGCGCCCTTCCCCGCGACGGTCACGGCACCGGAGCCGACGCGCCCGATGGCGGTTCCGCCGACGCCCATGCCCAGCGCCTGCTCTCCAGAAACGTCGCCGAGATTCCCGGCGAGCTCCATGCCGGAGAGGGCCGCGCCTTCGCCGAGGAAGCCGCCGACGGCCTTCCCGGCGCGCTGGCCGACGACCTTCCCGAGGGTTCGACCGCCGATGCGGGCCCCGGACGCGCCGAGCTCGGCGAGAGCGCGGGTGCCGAAGGCTCCGGGGCTGGCGGTCAAAGCCACGACGGGGTCGTTGCCGATGACGTTCCCGGCGTTGCCCATCGAGTAGCTCTCGGGGTCGACGAGCTCGAAACCGAGGAGGGCGCGCCCGAGGTTGTTGAGGTCTCCGCCGATCTGGATGCCTGCGCGTTGCGGGAGGGTCACGAGGTCGCGCGCGCCTTCGAGGGCGGTCACCCAGACGGGGCGGTTCGCGTCGACGCTTTCGTTCGCCTTCGGAAAGACGAGCCGAGACTGACGGCGGAGGCCCTTCGCGGAAAGGAGCGGCGCGTTCTTTTCGAGCGTGCGCTCCATCTCGTGTTCTGCTTGGTAGCCCTCGAGGTTGCGGGCGTAGGCCTGCCAGACTTCATCCGGCTCGCCTTCCAAAAGTCGGTTGTTCCCGAGGAGGGCGTCCTCCGCGAGCTTCGCGTCGTCGATCGTCCAATTCGCCCACGGCTTGACGAAGGTTTTTTCGGCCATTTTTCCCTCCTACTTCTTGCCGAGCCTGCGCTTCAGCGCTTCGATTTGTTCGGGGGTCAGCCCGGCGAGCGGGTCGTTTCCATTTCCGCCGTCCTCGCCTTCTCCATTCCCGGAGCCGATAAGGCTCTTGATGTTGAAATTCCGCGTGCTCTTCGCGAACGTCGGCTTTTCGCCGAGGGAGAGGAGCACCGCGTCGGCGCGGCTCTTGAGGTAGGGGCTCGCGGCGTGTTTCTTGGCGAGGCTTTCGACGTTGCGGTTGTGGCCGGAAGCCTGCCCCCAAATGGAGTTGATGACGCTGCCGACGGCCTCGTTATACTGGTCGGCGGTGAGCTCCTCGCGGTCGGCGAGGCCGATAGCGCTTTGGAGGAGGGTGAGAATGGAGTTGTCCGTCTCGGTCGCCCCGGAGGCCACGCGCGCGGCGCGGAGCGCGCCGTCGAGCGACTGGAGGCGCGCCTTCGCCTGCGCGAAGTTGGCCGGAGCCGTGCCGCCCCAGCCCTCAACGATGCCCCGGAGGCCGTCGAGCTCGGTCTGGAGCTTCGCGCGGTTCTGCACGAAGCCGCCGAAGTATTTGTCGCCATTCTCCATCTCAATCCGGCGCTCCGCCTGGTCGAGCTGCTGGAGGTCTTTGTCCATCTTCCGCAGCTCTTCGAGGCGCGGAAGGCCGAAGGTGGCGACGACGCCCTTGACGGCGATCGGGATTTCGGGGTCGTTGCGCACGGCGTCGAGGAAGGCCTGCGCGTCCTTCGCGGAGGTGAGGCCGCGCATCTCGAGGAGCTTCTGCTGGGCGATTTGCGCGCCGTAGTCGTCGAGCTTCGCGACCGGGGTCGGGGCTTCGCCGGATGCCGTCGCCGGAACGTCGAGCCCGAGGCGCTTCCCGATCTCCGCGTTCGCCGCGTCGCTCTGCGCACCGAGAACGCGCATCCGATTGAGCGCGTCGTTGAGATCGAGGCTTTCGAGCGAGTCGAACGCGCCCTTGACGATGCTGGAGCGCTGGTCGGCGAGGCTCTTCACGTAGTTCTGGAGCTTGATCGTCTGCGGGTCGCCGCCGAGCTTCGCGATTTCGTCCTCGTGGGCGCGCGCCTGCTCGCCACGCTTGGTCAGCGCCTCTCCCATCGTAGCCGAGTAGGGAGCCACGCGCCCGGCGAGGGAGAGCCACTGCTCGCTCTCGGGGACGTCGTAGAGCTTGGAGAGCTTGGCCTTCTCGGCCTCGTCCTCGACCTCCCCGGCGAGATAGCGGCGCTTGTCTTCGATGGCCTGCTCGATGATCTCTCCGGCCTTCTTTTCGCGTCCGCGCTTGATGAGGCTCTCCATGCCGGAGGCGAGGCCTCCAATGCCGTAGAAGACGTTCTGGGAAATGTTGCGGTCTGCGTTGGCCTGCGCCTGCTTCGCGGCGTTGGCGTTCGCGGTGCCCTGGAGGATGATCGAGGCGAAGTCGGGGAACTGGGTAGCCATATCGAACTCCTACGCGGTGGGGGCGGTGGGGGTCTTCGTCAAAGCAGCCCCGGCAATCTTGCCAGCGGTGCCGATGATGGTCGAGAAGAAGTCTTTGTCGGCCTGCTCTGCCGCGGCCTTGCGGGCCTTCTCCGCCTCCTGCTGCGCGAGCTGCTGGGCCTTCGCGGAGAGGTAGGCGGTGTTCTGCGTGTCGAAAGCCCCCTGCGTCGCGCCGACCTCGAGCCCGGTCTGCCCGACGACGTTTGAGTTCCCGAAGCCAGCGAGCTGGGAGAGTCCGGTGAGGCGGGAGGTGTCCGCGTTCTGCTGGAGCTGGTTCTCGGAGAGCCACTGGGAGAGCGCCGTCTGTTTGTCTTGGTTGGCGAGGGCGGCAGCTTTCTGGTAGTCCTCGCTCGCCTTCTCGGCGGCGTAGTCGGAAATCATCTTGCGGAGGTCGCTCGAGTCGTTCATCCCCCGGGCGGTGGCGGAGCGCTCGATCGCGGCGACGCCCCGGTCGACCTGCCGCTGGATGTTCGGGTTCGAGAAGCGCTCGATGGCCGCGTCGAGGTCGTAATCGAACTTCGACGGCGCGGAGACGCCGACGTTCGCGGCTTCGCGGAAGGCCTGCACGTCCGCCTCGTCCGCCATGCCCTCCTGCCCGTAGCCCTTCTCGATGACCCCGAGAATCTGCGTGAGCTGGTCTTGGGTGTCCTTCGCGATGTTGGTCGCGGAGCCGCGCCACGCCGAATAGGCGTCGTAGTTCGCGGCCTTCTTGTAGTTCTTGACGACCTCATCGAGCATCTTCGAGGTCATCGCCCCGGGAGCGTTCTCGAGCGCCTTCTTCGCGCTGTCCGCGACTTCCTTCGCGTATTCCTGCTTCCGCGAGTCGTCGCCAGCCCACGTCATCAGCTCGTCGTAGACCTTCCCCGAGCGCTTGCCGTATCCTGCGGCCTTCGCCGCTTCGCTTGCCTTTGCCATGTGTCAGCCCTCCGAGTAGGAGAAGAAGATTTTCGCCACGACCACGTCGTCCGCCGAGGCCGAGCCCATCGGGACGAGCTCCACTCCCCTGCCGAACTGGCAGGTCGAAGGGGTGCCCCACGCGCCGGGCGTCTGGTAGGAGACCTCGCCGCCAGCGTGGACGATGGTCGAGGGGCGCTCGCCGCCAGCGCTGGGAAGCGCGAACGGGAGCTGGAGCTTGGGGTTCGTCGTCCCCGATGGGAAGGAGAAACGGGCCTCGCATCCGCCCGGGGTGACGCGCCAGGTCACGCGCTTCGCTTCGACGTAGTCGCCTGCGGACTCGGTGAAGAGCGAGGTCTGCGTCCAGCCCCAGACGCCGGAGAGCGCGTTCACGACCGAGAGCCAGCTCTTCGCGCTCTGCTCGAGCGCGGAGCGGTTCACGGCGGTCACCTTCGAGCGGAGGTCGTTCATCGGAAACTCCCTTCCTCGATCTCGAGGCGCGCGCCGAAGATGGTCACGTCGCAGGGTTCGGTGAAAGCGACGGAGGCGACGAAGCCTCGCCCGTAGCCCACGTTCTCCCACGCGATTTCGGTGCGGAACTGGCCGACCATGCCGATGGAGCGCCAGCCCACGTCGTAGAACGTCCGCGCCCCGTCGGTCGAGACGCGCATCATGCAGAACGGGCGGGCCGAGAGGTCTTTCGTGGTCGCCACTTCCATGTCGAGCATGAAGTCCCGGCAGACGACCGGGACGAGGTTCGACCAGTAGACCGGGGAGACGCGGAGGCGGTAGACGGGGTTCCCGTCGTCGTCCACGTCGCCCTCGGCGATCTTGAGGCCGTTCTCGCAGCCGAAGACCACGAGGCCGTCCCAGACGGTCACGGCCAGCGCCGGGAGCCACGAGCGGTTCTCGCCTGCGTTCCAGTCGCGGTCGGCCCGTTCGTGCCATTGTCCCGTCCCGAGGTCGAAGACCCACGTCCAACCGGGGCGGATGGTTAGGGCGTAGAAGAAGTGGCCGCTCTCGGCGAAGCAGTAGCCGATTGCGGCGGAGAGGTCGACTCCCTTCAGCTTGTCCTCGATGGCGTTCGTGGAGACGCGCGCGGGGGCGGAGGCTCCCTGCACCATCCAGACCGAATTATGCCCGGCGGCGGCGGAGCCCAGCCAGAAGAGGTTCTCTCCGATGGAGGCGACCGAGGACTTGGAGGCGCACCCGATCTCGGCGGAGACGCTCTCGACGCGGCTCACGATCTCCACGTCCCCGAGGGAGTAGACGTCGTAGCTCCGGGAGCGGAGGGAGTAGAGGCGAGCGCCGACGCAGGCGAGCGCCACGATGGCGTCGGGCTGGGATGCTGCTTCAAAGTAGTTGAGGACGCCGTCGACGTCGGTGAAGGTGGTCGAGTTCTTCTGCGTATAGAAGATGGCCCCTTTCCGCCCGGTGGAGGCCGCGGCCCCGTCGACGAAAAACATCCTCCCGAGGGAGACCGCGTTTTTCGGCTCGATGGCCTCGCCGCCAAACGTGGGGAAGGAGATCGCCGACCAGGTCGTCGCGATGGTGGCGGCGGGCTCGTCCACGTCGGCCTGCCATAGGTTCGACCCGTCGGCGAAGACGATCTGCTGGCCGTTGTCCGCGATGGAGACGCGGCCAGTGCCAGCGGCGACCTGCCCCACCTTCACGGGGACGAGGTCGTTCTTTTCGAGCATCCAGACGTCGCGGTCGTAGACCGCCCAGAGCCGCTCCGTCCCTTCGTCGAAGTGGAGGCCTCGGCACGTCCCGGAGATCTGCGGGAGGCTCCTCCATGCGCGGAGGGCCTTCACCGAGCGGAGGCAGTAGGCGGTCTTTCCGCTCGGGCTCTCAATCTTCTCGGGATAGAGGTTGACGCACCGCTGGGCGGACTCGCCGGGGGCGTGGTAGTCGTAGCTGCCACCGACGAAGTTCTCCGCGTAGAACTGGGAGACGCCCATCTAGAACCACCTGCCGGGGACGTTGCCGCCGAGATTGTAGATGTTGAACTCGCCGGAGGAGTAGCCAGCGTGGCGGAGAGGGCGGCGCGACTTGTTCGCGTCGATGATGGCCTTCTTCGAGGAGGTGTAGAGGGCCGCGAGGTTGTTCACTACCTCCTGCGGCCTCCCGTAGCGGATGGCGATGCGCTCGGCGAAGCCGTATTCGAGGGCCGTCTGGAACTCCCCGGAGATGTCGATGGTGTCGTTGATCGAGACCTGGGAGAACTGGGCGGAGTAGACGAAGCGGATCGCGGAGCCGGGCTGCGCGTCGCAGTTGAAGCGGATCGTCGCGCAGGGATAGGTCTGTTGGAAGCAGAACTCCAGCGGTGCCGCGACGGCCCCGACCGGGAGGGAGTCTTCGAGAATGTCCCGGAGGGCGACCTTGCGGGAGCGGACTGGAGAAGCGGTCGGCGTGGAGGAGTAGTAGAGCGCGTGGACGTCGGAGGGGCGGCACCCGAGGATGACGTCCGGGGCGGGGGTGTTGCCAGCCTCGCCGACGGTGATTTCGCGCTTCGGTTCGGTGAATGTGTATTCCGCGATGAGCTCGCGGAACGAAAATGCCGCTTCTTGGTTGAGGAAGCGGAGGAACTTGTTCAGAACGTCGATCCCGACGTTCGTCTTGTCGCCGTCGAGGGGTTGCCCGTCGGGAAGCATCCCGACCTCGCGAAAGCCGTTGACCACAATATCGCGCACGCGCATCGGCACCTCGCCGGGGTTGAAACTTTCCTCCTGGGTTCTCCTTCGGCGGAAGAGAGAGCGGTCGAACTCTCCCGCCGAAGGAGCCGGGCGCGGGAGGAACGCGCCCGGTTTTCACGGCACTGCCCGTTAGGTCGTGGGCAGGAAGACGGCGACCGTCCAGTTCGGACGGGCGGAGACCCAGCCGCCGACCCAGTCCCAACGACCGACTTCGCGGCCATTGAGAATGTCCGGCCCGGCGGTGTAGGAGATGATGACGCCCTGCGGCACATCATCCGACTCGCCGAAGTTCTCCGTCCCGGCCATCGAGAGGAGCTTGGTCTGCGCGGTGTAGACGGCCTCGCGAGCCCAGACGAAGCCCGTGAGGTAGGTCTTGCCAGCCACGAAGACCGAGTCGACCCCGGCGTTGGCGGCGGGAAGCGCGGAGACGTTGATCATCGGCTTCGAGGTGGCGTAGATGGCCTTCTCGAGGTTGACGGTGATCGCGGTGATGAGGCCGTCGAAGGTCACGTCGTCGGAGGTCACGCCGCCGACGGTGTAGGACTTCGCGACAAAGTCGACGAGCTTGCCCGTGGAGTTGCCGTAGATGTCGACGGCGTAGACGCCAGCGACGTGGAAGCGGTGGCCCTTCTTCAGCGTGGTGCCCGAGGTGGGCGCGGTGCCGAAGGTGATGCCGAGCGCGGTCGCGCCTTCGGAGAGGTTGGCGGTCACGCTCATCGAGGCGAGCTGGTCGCAGTCGCCCGCGACGTAGTCTTCGCAGTCGGGCGTCTCGAACCATTCGGCGGCGGCGAACTTGCCAAGAGCCGCGTCCTTCCACATCGGCTCGGAGATGCCGGAGGGGAGGAAGAGGTTCGAGATGTTGGTGGCCTGGCTCATCATCAGCGGGTCGATGACGCCGAAGAGTTCGGAGCCGAAGCTGCGGCCCTTCTTCACCAGCGCGGGGGCGTAGCGGAGGAGGGAGACGTCGAGGACGCCAGCGGAGCCGACGACGACGGACGAGTCAGCCTGCGCGATGCTCTCGGAGATGGCGCGCTTCTGGATGTTGCTTGCGAGGGCGGCGGCGTAGGGCCGGGCGACCTGCTTCGCGAAGTCCATGATGTCCAGAGAGCGGATCATCTGTTCCGCGCCGAAGGAGACGTGCCACTGGGAGACGGTCAGGGGCTTGACGCCGGACTGGTAGTTCAGTTCGGTGCCAGCGTTGATGGCCGCGCCCGCGACGACTTCGGGATAGTCGGGGAGGACGACGTTCACCGTCGCGCCGTTCCCGGCCCGGTAGTCGCGGTTCAGCTGGTTGGAGGTGTTGAGGAGGAAGACGGCCTTCTGGGGGAAGGCGAGAGCGGCGGCTTCCGCCAGCTGGTTGGGTTTGAAAATGTTTGCCATTGTAGGCTCCTAGATCTGGGTTTCGCTTTGTCCGCGAAACCGAGACCGAGGAGCCTATGGCGCGTTTCCTAGCTCAAGCCGAACAACTGCCTTTGGCGTTCCCGGAGTTCCGCTTCGCGGCTTCCGTGACCAATGCCCGGAGCGTTGCCGATTTTGTTCGCGGAGCCGGAGGCGCGGGTGAGCGCTGGTTCCCGGCGGGTCTGCGTGGTCGGCGTGTCCTGGGCAGCCGGAGATTTCGTCGTCTTGGATGCGAGGTAGCTCTCGATCTTCGCGAGGCGAGTCCCGACTAGGAGCTCGGAAGTCCCGGGCTTGAGCATCTCCTGCGCGCTCGGGTGCCGAACTAGGTGGAGCAGGAGACGAGGGCTCCCGCTTTCCACAATGTAGCGCTTGACCGAGGCGTCGAGTTTCAAATGGTTAAGTTCGTTTTGGAAGAGCTCGGTAGCGGCCTCGCGCTCCTCGGGGTTGGGGAAGTCCCGCTCCATCGCCTTCTGCCAGCGCTCGACGTTGGCGCGGTTGCGCTCCTGCGCCTGCGCAGCTTCGGCGGCTTCGGCTTCCCGCCTCTTGAGGAGGTCGAGGAGCTTGTTCTCGGCGCGGTAGTCGACCCACTCCTCGTCGGTCGCGAACTGCTCGCGCTCCTTCGACTTGGGTTCGGTCGCCGCGGCGGCGCTCTTCAGCTTCTCCTCGAGTTCGGCGATGCGCTTCTCGCTGGCCTCGATCTTGTCCCGGTATTGCCGGAGCTTGATCTCGCTCTTCTGGTCGGGGCTCTTCTCCTTCCACCACTCCCCCCGCTTCTCGTCGTGGGTCTTCCCTTCCTTCGGCGCGGGCTTGGGCTCATCGACGGTCTTCCCTTCGGCCTCCTTCTCCGCGAGCTTCTCGAGGCGATCCTTGAGCGCCTTCGTGTAGGCGTCCTCGGCGGAGCCGACGGAGATCGCCTCTCCGCCATTGGCGGAGGCGGGAGCGGGGTTGGACGTCGGAGCCGCCTCGGGAGCGGCGGCGGGCGTCGTTTCCGGGGCGGGGACGGTGGCGGTCTGTTCTGCGGTTGCGTTGGCTTCCATGTTTTCCTCCTATGGATGGTTAGCCGTTGAGCTTCGCGAGGGCGATCTGGACTTCGGTCTCGAGCTTGGCGATGCGCGCCTCGTAGTCTGCCTGGATGCGGGCGATGGTGCGCTCGTTCTCACCTCCCTGCTTCATTGCCTCCAGCTCGACGTCGTTGCGGTTGTTCATCTCGGTCTTGAGGAGGTCGGCCTTCGCCTTGACCTCGACGGCCTGCCGCTGGGCGAGCGCGTCGACGAGCTGCTGCTGGAGCTGGGCGATCTGCGCCTTCGCGGCCTCGTTCTCCTTCTGGAGGGAGGCGACCTGCTCGGGCGTGGGGGCGGCGGAGAGCGCCTTGACGCGCTCGATGGTCTCCTCGTCGAGGTCGGCGTCGATGTTCTGGAGGATGGCCGGGAGAACGGCCTGCGCGGATGCCGGAACCTTGTCGATGAGGGAGAGCATCTGGAGGACGGTCTCGCGGCGGACGGAGGCGGTGAGGACGCCAGCGTCCACGATGACCTCGAACTCGCCGGGCAGGAGCTCCGCGCCGTGGACGAGCTGGCCGTCCTTCCCTTCGACGTCTTCCCCGCCGTAGGTGGCGCGGAGGAAGTCGAGGACGACGCGCCCGGTGCGCTTGACGGCGGCGGCGAGGTTCTCGAAGATGGAGCCGAGGACGGCCTCGGAGGCGCGTGAGCGGGTGAGGACTTCCTCGGCGGTCATCTGCCGGTGGCCCTGGTCGTTCCCGTCCACGCCGACCCCGGTGATGGAGCCGATCGCGCCGATGTAGGAGCCGATGGCCCCCTGCACGTCGCCCAGCTCCACGGCGGAGGAGTGCTTCTGCGGTGCGTCGTGCTTCACGCCGTCGACGATGTCGTCGTAGGGCAGGACGGGCGGGTTCGAGTGCGAGAGGTTGGCCCAGTCCTCGCGGTGGTCTTTGATCGTGTCCCACGCCGCCGTCCACTCGGACTTCGTCGAGAGGGCGAGGCGCTCCATCAGCAAGGAGTTCGCGTAGTTGAGCGCCTTCTGCGCCCCCTGCGCCCGGTAGCAGAGGCCGACGGACTCGTACCTCTTCGCCCCGGAACTCCAGGCAAAGCAGCCCTTCGCCGAGACGATGGGCACCTGCTTCACGTGGAGGCAGAACGGCTTTTCCGCGAGGACGTTGCCGATGGTCTTGTAGCACCAGCACTCGCCTTCCTGCATCTCGTAGACGGTCATCACGGGCACCTGTGTGTCCCGGGCGTAGACGGACGCGAGGGCGTCCATGACGACCCCGGCGGAGCGGGTGCCTTCCATCCAGCGCTCCCCGAGCTTCTGCTTCGCCACGTCGCAGGAGAGCGCGGAGGCGATGATGACGTAGCGGGCGTCGGAGCCGTCGAGGGCGATCGAGTAGGGGTCGACGTAGACGGAGAGGGGGTTGAGGATGGCCTCGACCTTCACGTCGAGCAGGGGCTTTCTTTCCTCTCCTTCGGTCTCGGCGGTCTTGACGTCTTCGCGCTCCTCGGTGAGGACGTGGAAGTAGCCCACGCCGCATGCGCAGGCGTTGCGGAGGACGAGCCGGGTCTGCGCGAAGAAGTCCGAGCGGTCGGCCACGCCGTCGACGATGGTCTGGGCGAGGGTCAGCTTGGGCTTCGACTCGGAGCGGACGGGCGAGAGCTGGATGCCGAAGGGATTCGCGGAGTAGGTGCCGACGACGCTCTCGATCATCTGCGGGAAGACCGGGAGGGAATACTGGGCTCGCTCGAAGCCCCGGTGCTTCTGGTCGTCCTCGTCCCACTGGTCGCCGAGCATCCCCTGCGAGGAGGCGAGGTCGTTGGCCATGCGGACGCGGGCCTCCTTCGAGGCCCCAGAGGCTTCGGTGAAGAGGGAGGCGAGATGCTCGACCACCTCGTCCTCGTTCAATTCGTTCAGCTTTTCGTCTGCCATGTTTCGGCTCCTTTACCATGCGGAGGCTGCGCGGAAGGCTTTCCGGGCGGCTTGGTCGTTTCTGGGTTCCACGAAAACCGAGGCGAAGATGTCGCCCCGGACGGCGCAGGTGAGCGCCAGCGCGTCGGCCTCGTCGGGAGAGCACCCGAGGGAGGCGTTGATCTTCGCCTTCGGGACGAGGGCCTTGCGGTTCATCTTGTCGAGCTCGTATTCGGCGAGGGCGAGGGACTTCTTGACGAGCGCCCGGTCGCCGCCGACGAGGAAGCACTCGCCTTCGACGAGGGCGTCGCCCAGTCGGCGATAGATCCACGTGCGGAAGTTGGCGCAGTCTGGCTCTGGGGACGCCTCGCCGAAGTTGCAAGAGACGACTTGGCACGACACGACCCTGCGCAGCTCGCCGGGGACGAAGACGCCGACCCCGGTCGAGTCGACGTTGATCACGGCGACGCGGGGGTTCTGCCGGACGAGCTCGGCGGTGACGCGGACGAGGTCGCGGAGGTCTTGGGTCTTGTCTTTGCGGAGGATCTCGAAGCGCGTCCCCGTGCGGAGGGCCCAGACCGTCCAGTCGCCGCCAGCGCCGACGTCGAGGCCGAGGATCGACTGCTGGTCGTCCCGGCGGGGCCGCTCGGGGTTCTCGACGAAGGAGTCGATGGCCTCCGCGCCGATGATTGAGCGGAGGGACTTGAGCGGGAAGAGGCCGAGGACGTTGATGCGGTAGTCGTCGGAGTTCTCGCCGAAGCGGTTCGCGATGCGAACGGCGGTGTCCTTCGACGCCCAGCGGCTCTCGGCGTTGGAGATGTGGAGGCAGTGCCACTCGGGGTCGGAGAAGCACTCGGCGAAGAAACCAGCGACGCGGGAGGGGTTGGAGATGAGAAGCATCTTGTTCTCGACACCGGTCAGCGTCTCGTAGAGCTTGGCGAGGATGACGTCGTCGATGCCGGAGGCCTCGTCCGCGATGACGAGCATCTGGTCGGCGTGTTGGCCTTTCGCGGAGTCGGGGTTGGAGGCGCTCCACGTCCAGATCATCACGAAGCCCGCCTCCTTGACGCCCTTCCACTTGGCCGACCTCTCGGAGACCTCGAACCATTCGGAGATGGCGGACTGGGTGACGAAGCGGCGCAGGTAGGGGGCGAGGATGGTGACCGTCTGGTCGAACTTGGCGGAGGTGAGGACGACCTTCGACCAGGCGCGGGTGGCGAGGAACCAGAAGGCGAGGAGGGCGGCAACGAAAGACTTCCCGCAGCCCATCGCGGAGGCGACGGCGACGTGGGGATGCTCGACGACGCCTCGGGCGATCTCGGCCTGCTTCTCGTCGAACTCGATACCGCAGATCTCGGAGGCGAAGAGGACGGGGTCGTCGGCGTATCGCTCGACGAAGGCGTCGAGGGCTCCGGGCTGGGCGACCATCTCGGAGGCGGAGAGAGCCTCAATCACCGGCGGGCTCCTCGGCGGTTTTTTCTCCAGGCGCGCCTTCGGTCGCGGGTTCCGGCGAGGGCCGTTTGAAGAGAGCGACGAGGTCTCTCACCGCTCCCTTCTCGTCCTGCTCTTCGGCCTTCGCTTTCGCGGACGCCTTCGCCTGCGCCAGCTCGATCTCGAACGAGCCGAAGCCCTCCTCCCGCAGGAAGTCGTGGGCGATCTTCTCGATAGCCCACCGCTCCCCTCCCTTCGCGGCCCTAACCAGCCCTTCCCAGACCAGCTTCGAGCGGAAGCGCTTGAGCTCCATCTTGTTGGCTTGGACGTCGGTCGCGTCGGAGTATTCGAGGTGGCAGTCGAGGAACTTGCGGAAGTGCGAGTAGGAGACGAAGCCGAGATGGAGGGCGAGTGTGGTGAGGTTGCACTGGCAGGCGATGAACTCCCGGCGGACTTCCTCGGGCGGCGGGACTTCGATGAAAGCCCCGTTGACGCGCACTTTCACGCCTTTCGCCTTCTTTTCCGCCAAAATCGACCTACTTTCAAGATCTTTTTGGATGAAAACCGCGCCCGGAGCCGATGAAGGACTTGAGGGAGGTGGCCCCGGGCGCGGCCCTTTCACCACTTGGAGACGTCCTTCTTCCGAGAAAGATACGGAGAAGGAAGCGCCAGCCGTGCGGAAAAGCGTCGGCGAAGGTAAATGAACTTAACTGTTTTGGCGTGGCGCTCTACGGGCGCGTAGGAGGCCGCATAAGGCCCGAACGCATCGAGGGGCGCTAGTTGGGCGAGGAGGAGTCGGAAACGGCCACGGGCGCGCTCGTGTGCGCCGTGGCGGGGGCGTCCATGCCGGAGAGCTTGCGGACGAGCTCGTTCAGCTTCTGCTGGTCGGTCTCGGTGAACTGGACGCCGCAGGGGCAGCAGTCGGGGTCGGCCATGCGCTTGAAGAGGCCGACGACGGAACCGAGGGCGAGGGCGGAGACGAGGGCGAGGATCCAGACGAGGAGGGCGATGCGGAGGCACTTCCAGAGGACGGCGAGGTCGTGGCGGATGCCGGTCTTGAGCTGGTCGAGGAGGTTGCGCATGGGAGCTCCGTTTTTCTCGTTTTCGTCCTGCTCGAAAATGTAGCACAAGAATGCGCGCTTGCGTTTTTCCCCCGCACCCTCTATTCTGTGCTTCGTAGAAGCACAAAGTTCCCCCTAGAAAGCTCCCACCCCCCTACGGGGGGGCTTTCTAGGGGTTCTTTCTTTCTTTCTTTATTGTTTGTTTTCAACGAAACAACTGAGTTGAAACAATGAAAAACAACTAGGTTGTTTTGGTTGAATTGTAGAGGGTTCTGTTTGTGGAGATTTAGGACAAAGAAAAGCCCCGAGGGAGACCCCGGGGCGCTCGGTGTATCGAGGTGGATTTCTATATTGCGTGAACCTTCACAAGGGGCTCGAGGAGCTCCTCGGGCGCGCCGGGTCGTCTCAGCGGCCTGGCGCTTCCCTTTTCAGTTCCAGCCGGTCTTCGCGATCGTGCCAGCCCGAGCCATGCGCATGGCCTCGAGCTGTGCCTTGAACTTCGCGTCAATCCGCTCCCGCACCTTCGCGGACTCCTCCCCCGTCATCCCGAAGGCCAGGAGGACGCTCTTGTTCAGCTCGTCCACCTCCGCCGGGGTGATCAGCCCCTCGGAGAGGAGATCCTGC